GCCCTGTCAAGGGTGCCTACTTCATGGCTCGTACTGGTGAACTAACTGAGCCAGTAGACCTATCACACTACACTGAACGCCGACTAGCCTCACAGGTTAAAGGCTTCAAGACCGCGGTAGACAACAACATATTCATCCCACAGCCTGGCTTCATGTGCGGTACATGTTCTGTCAATCACGCATGCTATGCAGTTAATGGTTCCGAATCACACAAATACCCCGAACTAGGAGATACAGATGAGTGAGAACTCAGCAATTCAAATCAACTTTAAGACCAAGAAAGATGGCATGTTGATTAACCTTCGCGCACAAGATGGTGCCGAACTTGACCTACTACTTGATGCAGTAAGCCAAAGACTTGCTGCTCTCGTTGACCTTGAGAAAACTGTTGAAGGTATGGCAGTTGTTAAGGATGCTTTCCCTGGAGCAGTCCAGGTGCAAGGCACAACCGCAGCACCACGCCCAGTACAAGCAGCACCAGCAGGCGCACCTGATTGTGCTTGCGGTGGTGGACCAATGCGCTTCGTACCAGCAGGTATTGCTAAGTCAACTGGTCGCCCATACAAGGCGTTCTACGCATGCCCAAAGCCACAAGGTCAGGCATGCCAAAACAAGGTGACTGCATAACACATGCGCCTCCTATCCCGCGCTATCCGTACTGCATCAGCAGGGGGTGCGACACTGCCAACAGTGTGGCGCTCTCTGCTTGAGCAGCAAATAGCGTTTAGACGGGGCGAGGTAAGCATGATTGCTGGTCCTCCAGGGGCTGGTAAATCAACACTTGCTCTGTCACTTGCAGTGCATGTGCAGGTACCAACGCTATACATCTCCGCAGATACTCACTCACACACTATGAGTTTGCGTTTGCTTGCGATGTTAACTGGCAGAACACAAGCAGAAGTAGAACCAATGATGGAAGCAGACAGAGAGTGGGCAGCACAAATGCTCAAGCCTGCTGACCACATCATGTGGGAGTTCGACTCAGCACCTACGCTCAAAGATGTAGAGGATGCAGTCCTTGCAGCACGAGAGCGTTTAGGTAGAGATGTTGAACTGATTGTGCTTGATAACGCAGTAGATGTAACCATTGATGGACAGGATGAGTGGGGCGGATTACGCACACTCATGCGTGAACTGAAGTGGTGGGCTAGAGATACTGGCGCTGCTGTTGTTGTTTGCCATCATACCAGTGAAGGTGTTAATGGAAACCCGTGTCCTCCGCGTTCATCGCTGCATGGCAAGGTGGCTCAGACTCCTTCTTTGATACTTACAGTGCATGGACAGATTGCCTCAATGGGTGTGTGTGCGGTGAAGAACCGATACGGACCTGCTGATGCCACTGGCTCAAGCCCAGTGTGGCTTGCCTACGACCCTGCAAGTATGCAGATTAAGGACTTGGCGCAACCATGAAAACTTTAATCGCAATCTTTGCAGCGCTCGCAGTGCTAATCGGTGTGGCAATCATCGTTGCCATGGCAGTAATAGATGTTGTTATTGACTTTGAAGATGGAGAATTAGATGACGAAGAATACTGATTGGGAATTAAAACTTGCTGAAAACTCAGGTGACTTACGAGGAACCTATGACAGCCAAGAAGTGGTCGTGCCTACTAAGTCACTGATTACAGATATGAAAGCGCAGTTAATGTTTTTACCTAAAAACTTTACATGGACAGTGGGATGGAGGACCTATGTTTGGCAGAATAAGGAAACGGGCAGGTTCCAGGAACTTACGGAAGAAGAATATGCAACCCTTGTCAATGGAGGCACTGTCAATTACACCAGAGATGGTGGAGGAAGCGATACTGAACTCTCCACTCCCGCAGGAGATGAAGGATAGTTTATTAAGTGAACTTCCAAACTTTGTGGAACTGGTTGATGAAGCGACAAGCAAAGTATTCAACCCATCTGCCGCATGGTTTGAGTCACTCCAGTTTGCTGACTATGTGGCGCAACTTGCTGGACATCTCCGAGAGGAACACGGACCCGACTGTGTGCAAGAAGTCGCAGAAAAACTAATTCTTATGGCGGAGTCTTACAAAGACTTAGCCGAACATGCAATGACAATCATTGACAAATCAGATGCGAGGTTTAAACAGTATGGCGCATAGCAGTAAAGAAACACTCTCTATCGTTTGGTGCGATAACGGCGATACCGATGGCAAGTTTACTGAAGGTTTGGTTTACACAATCATCCATGCACCATCCATTGGTGTGCCAGTGAATAACGCTATCCGCGTACAGGGTAATCAGATTGCACGGCAACGCCAAGCAGCCATAGAGATGTGGCAAAAGGTTGGAACTGACTGGGCGTTATGGGTTGATTCTGACATTGTGCTTACTCAACAGATGCTCAAGAGCCTATGGGATGCCGCTGACAAAGTGGCTCGCCCTGTGGTCAGTGGTGTCTACTTCATTAGCAAGCAGATGGAAGGTTCACTGATGCAACCTATGCCATGTGTCTTTAATGAAACTGGCAATGAGTATGAGATTAAATATCTACATCCACTACCTAAGAACCAAATAGTAAAGGTTGATAGTGCAGGCATGGGTTTAGTGCTGATGCACAAGAGTGTGCTGACTGGTTTAAACGAGAAGTTTCCAGATGACTTTTGGTTTGGTGAAAATAACGAGCGAGGCGACAAGTTTATTGGTGAGGACATTGCTTTCTTCCGTAAGGTTAAAGCAGCGGGTATACCTGTACATGCCCACACTGGTGTAATTGCTAAGCACATGAAACGATTTGCATTTGATGAGGCGTATTACAACCTGTACTGGGCTGCGGTTGAAGCAGCGGAAAGGAGAGAGCGTGAGTCAGCAGCAAGCGAACAAGCGTAGAGGCGCAGCGTGGGAGATTGACTTAGCCGATTGGTTTATGGAGCAGGGTTTAAACGCACAGCGTTTACCTCGTGCTGGTCGTAATGACATCGGTGATGTTTATGTACCAGGGGTCAATGGTTCCTATGTTGTAGAAGCAAAGGCTCCACGCCGTGATGGTCGCATTGACCTAAGCGGTTGGATAAAGGAAGCAGAGATTGAGGCAGAGAACTACAAGATTGCTAAGCGACTAGCCGTTGCACCTACGCCATTGGTAATTATCAAGGCAAGCAACAAGGGAGTTGGTGAAGCGTATGTCGTTCAGAAACTCAGTGATGTCCTCGCCAACCTCTAAGCATGACATCGTTAAAGTACTTGAACACTACGGATTTGTTATCTCTAGTAATCGTGGTGGGTGGCAGTCAGTGCGATGCGCCTTCCACAATGACCATGTAAAGTCTGCTCGTTTAAACATAGACAACGGTGGCTTTAGATGTTTTGCTTGCGACATGGCAGGCGATGTGTATTCACTCATAATGAAACGAGAAGGAGTTACCTATGGCGAGGCTCTCAAAATCGCAGAGAGAATTACTGGCGAAAGCAACGGAGAACTACGAAGGAAGCCTAAGCGAAGCACTGCCGTACCTGACGGGTCGCGGTATAACAGAGGAAACGGCGCGTATGTTCCGCCTCGGCTTCGTGGCGAGTCCTGAAGCAGGGCATGAACCATACCTCGGTAAGTTGGCAATCCCATATCTAACTCCATCAGGCGTAGTTGATATTCGTTTCCGTAGTTTAAACAATGATAGCGGTCCGAAGTATCTATCAAGACCAGGAGCAAGCACACACATATTCAATGTTCAAGCATTGGATAGAGATGCTGACATGCTCGTGATTTGTGAAGGTGAACTAGACACAATCATTGCAACGCAGGTTGGGTTCGCTGCGGTTGGACTCCCTGGAGCCAACAACTGGAAGCCATTTTACTCCCGTGTCCTTGCTGACTGGGAAAAGATTATGTTGTTTTGTGATGGTGACAACGCAGGTAAAGAGATGGCAAAGACTATCTCAAGAGAATTGGACAATGTATTCCCCGTGTTCATGCCTGACAACTGCGATGTTAACGATGTGTTCCTTGCTGAAGGAGCAGAGGGATTACGAAAGCGAGTGGGTGTTTAAACAAGTGATTGTTAAACTAGACCAAAGCGAAGTAAGAGTGTGTACCCTGCTGGCAGTTGAACGCTGGCTAACTAAGTTTGGCTCTGTTGACCGACCTAACTATGCTGCTGGTAAAAAGTTTGGCAAGTTAGAGCCTGAGATTAACGCCAATATCAGAGCCAATGTTGCTGAGTGGGCAGTTGCTAAAGAGTACAACCTCTCATGGTCTGTGCCGTGGTATCCCAATGAACTACATACTAAGCGCAAGAACATACCTGATGTTGGTGACTTTGAGATACGAACTATCCGTACCCAGAACGCAATCCCCTTCTGGAAAAAGGATGCAGGCAGAACAATCTTTGGTGTGAAAGTTTTAGATGAAGAATACTTTTCAATCGTGGAAATATATGGGTCTTTCAAGGCAGATGATTACATGGTTGATGAGTTTGCCGATGCCTCTATTGGGGGTTGGCGTGTACCTATTGAGTTGATAGTAGAGAGCGACAATGGATAACCAAGACAAAGTTTGGGAAACTATTTACGGGGTAGCCCGTCAAGTTGCAACCCGCGCTAATCGTATGCATCGTGGCATCGTAACCACTGATGATGTGTACCAGCACCTGTCTTTGTGGGCGTTAGAACACTGGCACAAGATAGAGCAGTGGACAGCAGAGGAAAGTCTGAAGTTTAAACTGCGCAAAACTTTTTACAATGAAGCACAAAAGTATGTTGCCAAAGAGCGTTCACACCTGTCGCGTTCGCCAATGAACGATAGTTTTTACTACACCCATGAGGTGTTGCATGAACTACTGCGTGATGTGTGGACTCATCAAGGGTGGACAGATACACCTGACATGAGCAGTGAATACATTAGTCGTAGTGCCAAGCCTTCAGAAGGTGGCAATCGTGTGGCTTTGTTATCTGATGTGTCAGCAGGCTTAGACCGTTTAAACAAGAACGATAGAGATTTACTTCAGATGCGTTACGCCAATGGTGGTATGGAGTTTGGTGCGCTCGCTGAGTCCTACGGAACTACTGAGGAAGCAATGCGTAAGCGTGTCAAGCGTGCGTTAACCAAGTTACAAGACAGGTTGGGTGGCGAAGCACCAGCATGGCGTGGGCGTAGGCGTGTTCGTAGTAATGCGGAAGCAAGAGCAGAGATTAGAAATCAGGAGGAGCAAGAGTGATTATTGGTTTGTCAGGTTATGCCCGAAGTGGCAAGGATACAGTTGCTGAGTTGCTCGTACTGAACTATGGGTTTAAACGCATGGCGTTCGCTGATGGCATACGCGAGGCGTTGCTTACATTAAACCCTATCCTTGAAGATGGATATCGTTTAAACGAGTTAGTTAAAATGTATGGATGGGAAGTAGCAAAGGCTAAGGATGAAGTGCGGCGTTTGTTGCAAGTGCTTGGCACTGAGGTAGGTCGCCAACAAATCCACCAAGATGTATGGGTGTGGCGTTTGTTTAATCAAATCAAAGAGGGCGAGCGCATAGTTATACCTGATGTTCGCTTTCCTAATGAAGCCAAAATGATTGAGTCACAAGGCGGAGAAGTGTGGCGTATAAACAGACACAACCACGGCGCAGTCAATGACCATGTATCAGAGCGTGCTATGGATAATCACATGTTTAAACGCGTGCTATACAACGATGGTAGTTTAGATGATTTAGCAGATGAAGTATTTATGCTTATGCACAATGTGTTTAAACTATGAGTGATGATTTCTACGAACGCTTCTTATTGTTGCATCAAGCGTACATAGAAAAGTTTGTTAGCAAGATTGAGTATTCAAAGATTACTGAGAAGGATGAGTGGTCTAAAGGTTTAAACGCTGGACTTGACTGGGCTATCCGTATTATTACTGGAGATAAATCCGCTTCGTAAAAGAGTGAAGCACCCGCGTTCTGTGACTGGATACAGACCTGACGAAAGGAGTGCGGGTGCTTCTTGCTCTAACTATACACTATCGTTGGAAACTTGGCAAGGCGATTTCGTTGAGTTGCCAACGGCGTGCCTTACGCATAGACCTCCTGCGGAAAGGTGTGGTTCCACCCCATATTCCGTAGCGTTCGTGTGCTAATCCCCACTCTAAACAAGCATCCTTAACTGGGCAACCTGCACACAATCTGTCTGTTATGTATCGCTCCTCTGCTAAGTCGAACTTCTCCTTCATTGGATAGAAAACTTCTGTGTCTATCCCTGCACACTTAGCGCGTTCAAAGTTGCGTGGGTTGAACTTAAGTATGAACTGCACAAATCCGTCAGCCATAACTTTTCTACTTACAACCCTATGATATTCGGGTTGTGTTGGCGTAACCTGTCGCATTTAAATACTCCATAACTGTGGCTACCAATACCTCAACGCGTACTGGTCTAGTGATTATTGGGTCAGTGGGTATCTCTGCGTTGAAGGTCAAACCACTGGTGATTAGATGTTTGCGTAGTCCGTCTAGTAGTTGGGCGTACTCGTTCATTAGTACCACCCGCGTGAGAGATTACTACCTAACGCCTTGCAGATGTTGCCACCATACTTGCGTTGGATATATGCAAGCCCTGCCTCAACCTGTACGAAGCCATCATCGGTTCGTTTAAACCCGACTAACTTCCATGTCACTGGCATGAACTGGGCTATGCCATAAGCACCTGACTTGCGGTTAAGTGCGTTGGGTCGCCAGTTGCTCTCGCGCATCCACAGTGTGTACAGGCATGACCACTGTTCTAACTTACCCATTTGCGTTAGTAAGTCAACGGCATAGCGTTGGTATTCGTTCTCGTAGAAGGCAACGACTGTCCCGCTGATGCGTTCGTTGTCTGTCAATGGCGAGATAGGTACATGCGACTTATCAAAAAACCTGTCGTCAATCGCCACACTTGCGGTGACGATGAGGAAGATAGCGACTATTCGTTTAAACATTATGCCTCCTGCTTGGCACTGATGTTGCGCACCAGTGTGAGGATAAAATCGGGAAGGTCTGTGTCATACCCTTCTCCACCAT